CCTGGAGGATCACTCCTCCAAGGCCCGACACATTGTCAAACACAATTACGTACCCAGTTGGTTGTCGCCACAACAAAGGCGGTAGGTTTAAGTCCTACAACTTCCACTTGGTCGTATTGCTACGAGATGATGTGGACCGGCTTCTCGCTATTTACGTCTAGCGTTAGCGGCGTAAGCGGTGTCTGCATCCAGTTTATGATGCGGCATCGCCCATTTCTTTCAGGATCCGTTCCCAATTGTTAGATGGGATTGTCTCCTTCTTTCTATGGAGTTCAACCGCATTCACCCCATGTTGAAGGTGAAGTGCTGGGCATAAATAATAATATGACCCGTCGTCCTTACGTGTTCTCAATCCGAATGGATTCGGATCGGAAGCGGCTGCCTTACAGGCTTTGGTGAATCGAGACAAGGCTCTCTTCATCAGGAGATACCAAGCTCCCCCTTTGGCCCCTTTTAAGGGGTAATACGGAACACCGGCGACTTGGTGGCCAAGATGCTCTGCTACGAGAGGTAATATAACCTTGAGTAGGGTCTCTGCGTGCTCTTCTTGCTCAACCTGAGTTAACTCTGGCCGCAAGCATGCGGACAGGTTATCATTATTAATGATAATAGGTTTTGGGAAGTTGCCTAGTTCTAACCAGAGCTTAGCCCAATGGGCGACGCTACTGTGGAGAGATAAGGTCTTATTAAATTCTTCCGAACCATCAGGGGCAGAATGCACCAGATAAGGTTTCAAGGCTAACATCCTCCAATTATTCATCTCGAACTGACGGATCCGTTTGCGTAGATCCTCGTTAAATTTATTAATCGAGAGCTCTATGTAAGTCCACGAGTACTTAGTACTTGGACCCACGGACCGCAGGCGAGGTTGGAGGAAGGGCATATTAGCTCTATGCTTCTCACCCACGCGTGCCAGGAAATTTTCCATTTCCGGGTCATACGCGTACCGGGTGTGAGACGTAGGGATACGCTCGACCAAACGCTTAGTTTCAGTCTTCACTAAAGTGGCTAACTCTTCAGCTAATCGCAATTCCAAGGTAACCCATGCCGATTTTGACGAAGCTACAGATAGGACCACCTCTTTGAGGTTACCTATCCATTCTTTGATAGCTTCTATATTGATCACCGATGTTGAGTGCCAAGCACTCTTCAAAGGGTTCAGTAGAATGAATTTCAAAAGACGCATGATTATCCTAGGGCGATACCCTGTTAATTCAGGTATTAGAAGAGTCCACTGACGTGCAGTACATACCAATCTTACGAGATTGAGCTCATTGCTTGTTCGGCCAAAACGGGTTGTGATTCGGTTCGCATACTCTACCCTTCTGTTCCAAGAGGTTGAGCTTGTCAGCTCTTCCATAAAGGACAGGGGTGAGATGTTTCCCTCCTCGGCAAACCGTTGATTGGCGAATTCGAAGAAGTTTCCTTTACTTCGAAGAGACTTAGCCAGACCTATTTTGATTCCAAAGGCGGCACAAGCAACTTGATAGTTGTTTGCCGTAGTTTCGCATTTTGCGATATCTACGTCGTCCCCGAGCACTCCGTAAGATTCGAACCATTCCGCTTTGTTCTGGCGAGGGCCTTTACCCTCTGTTGCACTTGGCATCTCATTGATCCAAGCTGCAAATTGTACCATTGCGTGGTGTACTAAGGCCATGCTCGCCCAAGACGAGTAAGCCCCCATTGGCTGTCCAGTATTGTACTGGATGCGCGGGTATTTTCGTGAACCGGTGAAGCCAATCTGCCCCTTCTTGGGTTCAGGGACTCCGAATTCACGGCACGTCATGATCTTTGACCACAGTTCGGCTCTATTACGAGCATCATCATATGTCTCACCTTCCTGTCTTAGGAAGGGAGTTAGGCATTCTACATAGAGGCCTAGAGGAATGGAATCTGTCGCTGCAGAGAGGTCGAAAGACCAATGTGGCTTATAGCCCATTGCGTGATATCGTTCCACGAATCCGTTCTGATCGAA